GCTTTACCTTTTCTACTACAACTAAATGCAATACCATCTGCAACTCCAAGCTGCGGGTATGGATCTTGTCCAACTATAATAACTTTAACATCATCATAAGGACACTCATAAAATGCTGTGAATATATCTTTAAATCTTGGTGTAAATCTTTTACCTGAATTAACTAGTTGAACTAACTTGTTAACTACTACGTCAAAGTCTAGACCATTTATATAAGGAGATAACATCTTGTGCCATCCACTGTCTATTAGTTTCTGATTAAGGGTTTCTCTGAGTTTTATTATGTTTATTTCAATATTTTCCATATCTTTGCTTTATTAAAAATTTTATTATGGCTGAAAAAGAACAAGAAAAAAGATCTGTCTGGGAATATGATAATGCTGTGATTGATAATCTCAGTATTCATACATCATACATTGCTGCATTACAACGTGTAACTAGCAGGTTTATTCTTGCTTCATCTGACGAAGATCAATTAAGATTACCAGAGACTATAAACCAGTTTAATAAACTAGTAGTACATAACATAGAAAAAGATGGTGATCCAGGAATCAAATTTGATGAATGGCAATCTAATTTATATGTATTGTTTTCTTTAGTTCAGCTATTAAAGTTCAATGCTCAAGAACAAGGTCTTGCTAAAGAAGTTGAAGTAGAGTATGATGACTCTGACATTCAGGAATTAGCTAGCCAAGTAGCTCAAGGTAAAGTTGACCCTGATCTTCAAAAGAAAGTAGAAGCTATTGCTGATAAACTAAAGATAGTAAGATAACTATCTAAGTTGCATACCCGCAAAGTCTCCTATTTCTATAGCAGCCTGTATAGCTAGGTTAAGTTCTTCTTTATCACACTTAGCAAATGATTTACAATGTTCAACATTGTTCTTCATAAAACATAAGCCTGATTTTCTTTTTACTTGTAATTTTACTTCTTCAAATGTATAACCAAGTTCATTGGCTATCTCTCTTATCATAGCATGTACTCTAGCTAGCTGAGGGTTACTACCCTTACCATCTTGTACACCTATAAATAATTCTACACGAACACCATCTGGTAGTTCTTTCAGAAACTTATTATATTTAGTTTCAAATGCTTTTATAGGGAAGTGTAACTTACCTTCCTTGATTGTGGCTTGTACAAACAGTTGATCTTTCATGATATAAGTCCTATGGCTTTACATATCATACATATTATAAAAATTACAAATGCAGAGAGTATTGTCATCTCTACCATTCTATAATTGCTTTCTATTTGTCTTGGAGATCTACCTTGTGATTTTCTGTAGTCCCATTTTTTGAGGATTTGTTTACCCTCATTTATCCAATGCTTCATCTTTTATATATTTTTCAATTAACAGTATAGCCACATCCAGGCTTCTTTGGGAAGTACCCGGATGTGTCTCTACCTTGTCTAACAAACTAATTACATCAACTAAAACATGCATCACCTTCTATTTTGTAAATCCCAATCCCAGCAATAATCTGGATCATGTGGATCTAATTCAACTTTGGATGAGTCAATAACCCATCTTCCATTGGTAAATATATAGGTTTTTCCGTTAACTATTCTGGTTTCTTTATTATGATTCTTCATGATAGTCTATTATTTCTTGTTCAACATCATCTGTATCTATATCATATAAGTGCTCTAATAAAGGCCATATATCTACTTTTATCCTAACATCATTCACGTCAGATAAAACTAGCATAGCTTTATATAAATTTACTTCAGGACCTGATCCTGGATGACCTGGGTCACCATTAGGTAAAGTCCATACTTCTGGTTCTCCTGGTTCATAACTATAATGGAATTCTATAAGTAGATTATCTCCATATTCATAATCCCAAACCATTATGCAAATCTTTTTTGTCCATCTACATATACATACTCAATACCACAAGCCTCACATACAGCTGAGTCTTCATTGCGTACTATAACAGGTGTGTCACAGTTACCACAGTGTTCATCTTCCATATGTACAAACTCTTCACAAGATTGTCTTGCCATGTCTTGAATATATGCATCATGGTCCCCGTTGTATTCACGTTCAACCATTTCCATAAATATTTCTTTCATCTTCCCCATGACTCATATCTTTTTGTAGATTTACCATCCCACTTAGCGTGATAGTATTCTGGGTTCTTAAGTACTCTCATGATACCATATAGGTTCATCATTCTAATTAATTTAATCATCTTTTTGAATTTAATTTTGCTTGGCTCCAAAATAGGAGCATAAGCAATGAAGTTATTAATAATGTTTTCATCTATTTAAAGGGTTATAACGTTTAATTTTATTCTGATCAAAGCCACTAGTAGCAGCCTCAACCCATTTAACATCTTGCGTCCCTTTGTAACACAATATGTGACAAGTTGCTGTCTCAGTAGGATTAAGTCTTAACAATCTACCAATTCTCTGTGCTGTCTTCTTTTCATTACCATATGCATGCATTATAATACCCTGTTTTAAGTTAGGAATTGTAACACCTTCTGATAATTGTAACACGCATGATAACTGGTTGATCCTACCATCAGAGAACAGTTCTAGGTTCTCTTCTGATTTAGGATTACCAGAATGATAACTATGTTTACATATTCTGTCTGCTTGCTTCTGAGTATTAGCAAAGACAATACATTGACTGTCTATGTTTTTTAATATACTCTTCACATAGCTCTCTTTACTTGTATAATCCATCAAAGCTCTCATCCTCATAATTCTTGCAAACTGAATTTGCTTTTGAGTTTGAGCATCTGCTAATCTAGATGTTACATAGTTATAATCCTTTTCCTCTGATGTCCACCAGTGTCCTCCATTCTTGTTCTTCTTTTTTAAAGAAGGTAACTTGGAGAGCTCTAGCTCATGAATGATTATTTGATAGTCATTTAATATTTTAGAGTCAGTTGCACTATCCACGGTAAATATATATTTAATAGGACAATACTTCTGAACAAGCATACCTTTCTCTGATGTCTTGCTTTTGGGTGGTGTACCTGTTAAGCCTAAGATCTTACCTGAGTAAGGGCCTAAGAATACTTCATGAGAATGCTTGAGTGAATGACATTCATCTAGATAGACAATATCATAATCATTATGGTTATGTTTTTTTAGTGATAGATAAGTTGTGAAAGTGATCACATCTAATAACATGCTTGCTTGCATTTTTATTAATTCATCTATCCATGATTGTTTTACTGAATTTTTAGGTATAACAACCAGTACTGATATTAATGGATTATAGTTGGCCATTAGGTGTTGTATAGCAATTCTTGTCTTGCCTACACCCATGGATATACCTAATCCACATCTTTTATATTTTTTTGCTATTGATAGTGCGTCAGATTGTACTACTTCCCTAGCAGCTGAGCTAGATAGTTTAGTATTGGATACCATAGTGCTATAGTTATTAAGATTATTATTAACCACACTATTGTTTTCATGCAGTTGTTATTTTTTTGTTTCATAATTAGTTTTATTAAGGTGCACCCTACAGGACTTGAACCTGTGACCTACTCATTATGAGTGAGTTGCTCTAACCAACTGAGCTAAGAGTGCTGGTAGCCGGAGTGGGACTTGAACCCACACGGGCAATACTGCCCAACAGATTTTAAGTCTGTCATGTCTACCAATTCCATCATCCGGCCATCTGTGATCCCACTAGGATTTGAACCTAGAACCTACAGCTTAGAAGGCTGTTGCTCTATCCAGTTGAGCTATGGGACCATAAAGTTATGATCTTGAGCCTGAGAATCCTAATTCAAAGGATTCAGCTGGATGTTCTTCTATCCACATGTGACAGTTTCTGCAAACTGGTAACCATGTAGATGTTTCTAAGTGGTATACACCACGGCCATGTTTATGATGTACATCTGTGGCATGTAAACTACACTTGTGTATTTTAGCATGACAGATTGGATTGTCTTGTAAATACTGCCTACGCTTTTTAGAATAGGCAGCATTTATTTTAGACATCTTACTTGAGACTTTTTTGATACTCATTTGGTTTTATTGTAAAGTAATTTTTAGGCAATAAGCCTAATGACATAAACTTTAGGACAACATCTTCATAAGTAATACCTAAATCTCTAAAGGTCATTGTGTTATGATAGTCATCTAAGGTCTCCTCAGCTGGTATATTTGCAATATATTGTGCTAATGGAGAGTGCTTAAAAGTGTCCCTAAGATACGCATTTATTTTCTTATTACAAAGTGTTTGTTTCCAAGCATTGATTTCTCTTTGCCCACGTTTCCAAACTTTAGAAATGCGTCTTCTTTTGTCCCAATGAAGTTTCTTAACTTCTTCAGGTTTATATACATTTAAACCATGTAATACACGTTTAAACAAAAAATGTTGATATGGATTAAGTTTGCTGTATTCAAAAGAGTTGATAAGTGATGGTGGATGTAACTGGTATTCTTCCAGTATACCCAAGTATTGGTAACGCTCAATGCGTCTGCTTAAGATTAGTTGTTCTTCATTAAGTTTTAGTTTTTGGATTTGTTCATGAGATAGCATAGTGTGTTTATTAAAGTTTAGTAATTATTTAGTATTATATAAAAAAATGAGAAAGGCATTGTCACATATAGACCTCATTTAATACTCCTCTGATGGAGTAACCTTACGCATTCTCTAGAAAATTCTTATAGTTCAAATGTTTCAGCTTCTGCTTCTTCAAGAACTTCTTCTTTTTCTTCTTCTACTACTTCATTACTAACTTCTTCCTCTTCTTTCTCTTCAACATTAACTCCAAAAGCTTGTGCTGATGTTGGCTTAGCACTATTAGCATCTAACATGCTAGCAGAACCATTAGCTTCTCTTATGTCAGCACCATTGGTGTGAGTTAATAGGACATCCTGTGCATTTACATCTGGTGTAAAGAATGTCTTTCTATAAATTGGTTGACCATCTACACAGCATATGATACCTGTATCACCTGCATATTTATAGTCTCTGTCAGGATCATTAGTGCTGAATGGCTCTAATTGCTCTCTAACTTGGATTTTACCAGCAAGTGATTGACCTGCTTTCCAATTCATTTCTTGTAAATCTTCTAGTTTACCGTGTATCAACGTTGATAAATTAGAACTTCTTACAAAGCTGCTATTTGTTCCAAAGGTTACTCTTTTTTGTTGTAGCCTTACATAGCCATACTCTGAATTAGTGTTTGATTGGCGGATAACATTTCCCATGTCATCAGCAATGATGTTTACTTGATTTTGCATTTTTAAAAAATTTAATGGATTAATAAAATAATTGTGATTGATGACTACACGTCATCTGAATGAAAATATGGGTCATCTAGCTTTTCATAAGCTGTAAACTCATCTAGTGCAGGTTCATGTTCTTCTATATGTTCTATAGCTTCTTCAGTTACCTTACCAGAGTGTTTAGCAAACCTATTATAAAACGGGTCACCCACTTCCTTTGTATAAACAGAACTCAAACCATTAAGATCTTGATACTCTTCATCAGTTAATGATAAGTATTGCTCTAATGAACACTCAATAATTCTGCCGTTTGGAAGTTGTAATATCATCTTTACTTTATTGTGTCAAAGATAATAATATAACTTGGTCTGCGTCAAGATTATTAATTGTATTTTAATGATTCCTGAAAATAAAAAGCATACATATAGCTAACGTCTTATTTTATAGTTAACTTTCTGCCTACTCTTTTTATATATTTATGTTGTTTCAGCTCTTTTATCCATCTATTTACACTAGATTGACCTGAGTCAAGCTCATCTGCCAGTCTACTAATAGATGGCCAACAAACTCTTTCTTTGTCTGCATAACAACATAATAAAGCATATAATGCTTTAGCTGATACTGATACAGCAGGATCTGTCATGACTTGGTGTTTTACAACTCCAAATCTTTTACTCTCTCTCCATGACATAATCCTTTAGTATTCTCAACATAGCCATGTTGTTATCATACTCTTTTACAAGCGTGACATCATTAAGGCTATATTTTGTATTCATATATTCACCAAAACCAGTTGGTTTGCCATTTTTTCTATAAAGATTATACTCATCTTTAATTATATCTATTCTTAATTTAGGCATCTTCTGTGATTTTTAGTGATAATTGTGACTTATCCTTGAAGTATTTGATATGACCCTTTGATACTTTTTTTATTTGCATTGGGTTAAGTGATACTTCAAAAGTCTTTAACTTTTTCTGGGTGTCATGATACAACAGATCTATCTTTATAGAAGAGTAAAAAGGATTAAACTCCTCTGAACTACTCCATGATCCATCATCAGTGACTACACCATACACCGTATTGGTATCTTCTTCACGCATGAGACCCATGTCTATTAAGACATCTTCCTCATACTCTGAACCTTTATGGTATTTTGGTGGCTTTACTTTTACATAATCACCTATCTGTACTGCTTTATACTCTTTATTCTTGAGCAGCAACGTGGTAATTATTTCTATATTACTATCACTAAGCTCTCTTAAGAGTATATCTTTAACGTGATGGTAATTGTTTATATGTTTAAAATTATCTGGTGCAAGTATTTTTTTAAATAGATCTTGCACAATTTCTTTATGTATTGAATATGTATCTGACATAGTTACGGTTTTAAGAACTATACTAGAGACAGGCAAACAAGTTATTATGAAAACAAACCCATCTTTAGTATAGTTATGACAAGGCCTAACTACACTAGCATTATATTATATTATAATACTGGTGTTGTTAGTACCTCACCTGTGAGACTTTTATAGTGAATTAACTGCTTTTCTTTTGAACTCTATTGAGTAGAACGGCAAGATAACGATCCACTTGTATCCACCATCATAACTAGAGTCTTGATCAAATGCAATACCTAACCCAACAATAGGCATGAACTGTCCTGTTATGGTTGGTAATATCTTAGTCTTACTCATAAGAGCAAGATAGAATATTGCATTAACATAAGTTAATAGTACTACACAGCCTGCTAAAATCCAAGGGAAGTAACTCTCTATTTGAGAGTCACCATATTCCCTTAGACAATAAACAACACTAACTGTAGATAGGATTGGTAATATAAGTACGAAGATTGCTTTTACTAGAATTTTTGCATAATTTGTTTTCATAATAGTTTAATTAGATTAGTGATTAGATTATTGTTTTACGAGTAGATCATTGGTATCAAAGGAGAAATACTGTTCTCCAAATGTTTCTCTGTTAGTGAATAACCAAAAAGGATCATCCTCAACATAGATCATATCAATGCTACCATTTGGATTTGGTACATAATATACTTCTACCTCATATACATAGAGATAGTCATTAGATGTTGGTAACGCAGGCAAACAGTTGTTAGTTGGCCACGTTATGTTTTCATCAGTGATTGTTGCCTCATATTGGTAAACATACATATCATTAACACATGTTACAGATGATATATTCATTGAGCCATAAGGACATACTGGTTCTAATTCTTCTTTGACACAAGAAGACAATGATAGGATAAGGCCTATACCTAATAGTAATTGTTTCATAATTTTGGTTTTTATATACTTATTCTTATTGAGGATATTCCGGGTACTATGTCTATTATCCTATAGAGGAAGAGAGACATAATACCCTTATTGCATTGTTGAGTGTAATAGCTACACTTGTAGTCACGTTAGCTATATTTATACTTATAGTAGCAATAATTATTCTTGAGTGGTAAAAGGTGGTATTTTGTGGGTATAAGACCACATATTCACAATGACACACACATTTGAATATAAATAACCAATTTAATTAGTTATTTGCTACAAAAGATAGCTAGGGAGCAGATTACAGTAAAATAGTAGAGCAGATAGCAGTAACTATGCTGCTAATGTGTCTAAACTAAAAAAAACAACCAGACTTTTACATCTGGTTGCTTTGTTCTTAAACTTATGCTGATGCCTCAACCCATCTTAGGTTGGTTTCTTCACCTGTGTTTAAGTCTATTACTGGATTGTCTGACAATTGAAATCCAGGCATTTCATCTCCTTGATTCAACTTGTTTTGCAATGCTTTAATAGTTGGATGTTTTGCACCCATTACCTTGTTTGTTTCAGGGTCTATTAGACTTAGAACTCCAAAGGTTACATTACTACTTGTTCTCAGAGCAGTTTGCATTCCTGCAATCTCTCTCTTTGTACTTGAGATAGGCTTGTCTGTTACAATGATTGTTGCAGTGCCTGTGTTCTCATTGATTCTTAATTTTCTAAAGAATACACTCATAATTATAAATATTTAATTATTAATTTGTGGATTACTTACGGGGGTATCCCTGCCACAAAAATTAGCTGGGGAGCAGAACCATAGTACCTTCTGTCCACGCAAAACACACAACTTTTTGGTGGGGGAAAAAATTTTTTTATATCCGGTGGGACAACATTAGTTGAGTGAACACTTTTATAAAATCTAAAAAATGACTATATTGTTCTTATAAAAGAGTTACTAACTAAATATTGAGACATGGGAAATTGGGATGATGATTCAAATGAGGAGCATGGTGGCTTGAGTGAGATAGAGCAAATGCAACTAGATGCAGTATTATTAGAAAGAGCATATAGCAATGCATGGAGAGTATTGTCCGGCCAGACTACTTTTGACATGATGATGCAATCCCAGTTTGATAAAGGCGTGGAATTAATAATGCCTTATGATCCAAAACATGGACCAAAAAAAGAAGAGTTAGAAAATATGATAGCATATTACATAGAGACAGAAGAATATGAAAAATGTGCAGTGTTAAATGAAATGTTAATTGAGAAGTATGGGAACTAATGACCGAAGAATAAATAAAAAGTTGGATGACTTAGTTAAAAAAACAAGTAATCCATTTAATTATTTTATTAATCAGGTACCACGCATAAGAGGTGGTCAAACAGAATTTAGCCATACTGTTCCAAAAAATAAAAAGAATGGCCGTTAAAAAAAAGAAAAAAAGTACCGTAAATAGTAGTGGAAACTATACTAAACCGGGAATGCGTAAAAGATTATTTAATTCAATCAAAGCTGGAAGCAAAGGTGGAGCACCAGGTCAGTGGTCTGCACGTAAAGCACAAATGTTAGCTAAACGTTATAAAGCTAATGGTGGAGGTTATAAAAGCAAAAAGTAATGAAAGGAGTAAAACACTATTTAAAAAATGGGACTGAATGGAAAGGTGGTATGCACAAAATGGCCAATGGTAAATTACACACTGGTAAGACGCATACTAAGAACAGTAAGCCTTTAGTTCATTTCAAAGACTTATCAAAAACAGCTAAACTAAAAGCTAGACCAAAAGCAAAGAAGAAAAAGTAATGGCTAAAACAAAACAACAAAAGAGTCTTACTAGATGGACTAAGCAAAAGTGGAGAACTGCTAGTGGAAAGAAAAGTTCTGAAACCGGTGAGGTATATGCACCTGCTAAGACTATTAGTAAACTGAAAAGTACAAAAAAGGGTAAAAAGAAACTAGCTGCAGCAAATGCTAAGAAGCGTGCTGCTACAAAAAAAGGCAAGCAACATGCTAAGCATGGATTGCATAAAGGAAAAAAACGTTAATCTAAAAATAAAAAAATGAGTACAATATTACAAGACATGATGGGCATGTTAAGACAAAAAGGTACAGTTACTCCAAAAGGAGATAACTATATCACAGTAGCTAGGTATCCTAACCCACAGGAGAGATTAAAACCTCAGCCTAAGTTACAAACAGAATTAGTAACACTAACTCAGTTAAAAGCATTTACTGATCAGAAGTTAAATGGTATATCTGGATTTGGTGTACCAGCATATAAAGATGATTCTGCAGCTGGAGCCGCAGGACTAGGAGCTGGAAGTATATGGCAAACAGATGGTACAGGTAATGCACCATTAAATGTTGCAGGAATCGTAATGATCAAACAATAGTCATGGCAAAGAAGAAAGATAGTAGATTAACAAGAGCTGGAGTTTCTGGGTATAATAAACCTAAGAGAACTCCTGGACACCCTAAAAAGTCACACGTTGTTGTAGCTAAAGTAGGAGATAAAGTTAAAACTATTAGATTTGGAGAACAAGGTGCAAAGACAGCTGGTAAACCTAAAGCAGGTGAATCATCTAAAATGAAAAAGAAACGTGCATCATTTAAAGCTAGACATGGTAAAAACATTGCAAAAGGCAAAATGTCTGCTGCATATTGGGCAAACAAAGTAAAATGGTAGAAGTAATAAAACATTTTTTTGGATTTTGTGGAGAACATTGGCATCCAAACATTTGGACGTTTGCAGCATCAGCACCAATAGTTGGACCAGCCATATATTATATTAAATGCAAATGTGGTGGAATGTTTACGCATAAGAAAGACTGTAAAAATAAATGATTATGAAGCAGAATGAGTTATTAAAGTTGGGATTTAAGAAGGTATCCATAGATAATGAAGATGATACCCCTACTGATTTCTTTTATTATGAAAGATCTTTTGGTGAATTAGTATTTCTTTCAGGAGATAATGAAGAAGCAGAAAGAGATGGATCTTGGTATGTAACTACACCATGTCAATCTTTAAAATTCCGTAGTTATTCTGAACTCAAAAGCGTAATAGATATATTTGTCCGTAATCAAACTTTGGAAATAATCCAATAAACTTTTTTTATTTAAACTATTTTTATATATCTTTGCTAATATTAATTTAAAATATTAGAAGATGTCTAAAAAATCAACAACCCCGTTAAATGAGACAGATCCTCAAATGAGTAAAGAGGAAATGTCTAAGCGTAGAGAAGAAATCACTGAATTTTACAAGGATAACATTCCTCATCTTGAAATACAAGCTGACTATGAGATGTTATTAGCTGCTATTGAAAAAGCAAGAGCTGAGCGTATGCAAGCACAAATGTTTATGGCTCAACAATATGCTGCACAAAAAGAAGGAGGAGTAGACCCAAACTCTGAAGAAGGTAAAGCATTTCAAGAAGCAATGGCTAATGCAGTCAATAAAGAGTAGAAATGAGACAGCTTAAAAGAGGTGATAAAGGATCTGATGTAATAACACTGCAAAATAAATTGGGCATACTTGCAGATGGACACTTTGGACCTATCACAGAAAAACATGTTGAAAGATTTCAATTGAGCAACAACCTACCTGTTACAGGTATAATAGGAAGTGATGATTGGGTTATTTTATTAAATGTAGAGAACTTAGATATTGATCAAGGTATTACAGAAGATACTGATGTTAATAAACAATACTTTAGAACTCCATATAATCAAATAATTCATAGACACTATTTACCTGATGGAGAATACATTAAAGGTGATTTTAAAAATGAATATATTTTTCTGCACCATACTGCTGGTGGTTCTGATCCTTATAGATGTATAGATCATTGGGGTAGAGATACCAGAGGTAGAATAGCAACTGAATTTGTATTAGGTGGTATAAATCACAGGAATGGAGATGATGAACATGACGGAGTTATGGTTCAAGCTTTTCCTGAAGGTAATCAAGGTTGGCATCTAGGTAAAACTGGATCAGGTTGGATGAACCGTCATTCTGTAGGTTTAGAAATATGTAATATGGCTTATTTAGAGCATGACTCAGATAAGAACATTTATAAAACATATGTTAACTCCAAATGTCAAAAAGAACAAGTTATAGGGCTTGATCAAGCTTTTAAAGGAAAGCTATTTTGGCATGCATATACTGAAAAACAAATTAAAGAAACTGAAAAGTGGATTAAATGGATTGGTGAGAGAGATGAGATAGATATTAGACTAGGACTTAAACAATTCATAAAGAAGCATGGACCTACTAAAGGATTTGACTTTCAGATGGATGCATATAAAGGAAAAATAAAAGGGTTATTAACACATACCAATGTCAGAAAAGATAAGAGTGATTGTTATCCACATCCTGATTTTGTTGATATGATAATGAGTTTATGATATGGCATTAGTAAATAAAGTAGATTTAAAATTGCAAGTAGATCTTAATGTTTCAATGAAGTATCAAATAGTTACTTATTGTTTCTTTAATGATATACTAATAAGTAATTCTGATTTAAAATTTTTGATGGAATTAGCTAAAGCAGGTAGAATTGAACTGACTAAGTTTTGTGAAAGCTTAGTTGAGAAAGGGATTTTTAAAAGTCCTCAATCTGCTAGGAATGCTATTACTAAAGCAGAAAAGAAAGAATTACTTACTAAGCAAGGAAAAAATAAAAAGACTATTATTCTTAATGATAAGATCAATGTCCAAAAAGATGGTTTAGTATTATTGGATTATAAAGTATTAGGAAGTGAACCCAAAGAGTCATAAAGAGTTTAAGAAAGGCCTTGCTGATGAGGTGGGTGTTCATCAACAAGTTGTAGATGATATTATAAGTTTTTATTATGCAAAACTTAGAAGCAATTTATCTAACCTAGTTTTTCCTAGATTACTAGTAGAAGGATTAGGTACATTTTATTTAAGAAAAGGTAAATTAGAAAAGGCTATAAAGAAAAATAAAAGTATCTTAGGTAATTTAACCAAAAGAACTTATGTAGGATTTGCAAAAAGTGAAGATATTCAAAAGAATATAGAACAAATGGAGAAAGCACTAAAGCAAATGGAAGCAGATATAATTAACAAAAAGAAGTTTAAGAATGGCAAATAGTTGGAAAAAATATTTAGATGTATTTAAGAATGCAGATAAAATTGCAGAAGGAATATCTAATACTCTATTTAAGAAAGAACATGTTGAAGCTGTTGCCACAGATAGATTTCAGATTTGTATTAAATGTTCTTTGTTTGATGCTAAAGGTGATGATTGTTTAGCACCAGGTACACAACCATGCTGTGCAGATTGTGGGTGTAGTTTAGCATTTAAAGTAAGATCATTATCTAGTGAATGTCCTAAAGGATTTTGGGATGCTGTAGTAACAGAAGAACAAGAAGAAATAATTAATAATCAAATAGAAAATGGAAAAACCACTGACTAAAGCACAAATAGTAGGAGAGCTACTAGCAGAAGAACAAATAAGTGCAGAAGAAGCAATAACATTGCTTGAGCCTGCACAAACAATAATTTATAATCTACAAGTACCACAAGAAGAAGTGGTGAGTATGCCACCTTTTGGTAACATGTGGACAACTAATATAACAGATTAATGGCTATTACATTCAAAGAAGAAGGACACCTATATGAGAGCATTGATGATGACAAGATCACATGGCTTAGTGTTACCTCATTTATAGGTAAGTTCAAACCAAAGTTTGATAGAGATGGACAAGCTATCAAATCTTCTAAAAACAAAAGGTCCAAATGGTATGGTATGACACCTAAAGAAATAATTGCTGCATGGGATGGTGAGACAAAAAGAGCAATAGACTTAGGAAACTTTTATCATAATCAAAGAGAAGCAGATATGTTAGACTTTAAAACCATATCACGGCATGGTGTTGAAGTACCTATTGTTAAACCAATAGTAAATGATAGTGGTATTAAATTAGCACCCAATCAGAAACTATCTGAAGGAGTATATCCAGAACATTTAGTGTATTTAAAATCATTAGGTATATGTGGCCAAGCAGATGTTGTAGAAGTAGTAAATGGTTATATAAATATTAATGATTATAAGACAAATAAAGAAATTAAGAGTAAGGGTTTTACTAATTGGGAGGGCATAACAAATAAAATGTTTAGGCCTGTTAATCATTTAGATGACTGTAATTTGAATCATTATAACCTACAGCTCAGTATTTATGCGTATATTATTAAAAAGCACAATCCTAAATTAAAGATAGGAAAACTTACTATTCAACATGTTAAATTTAAACAAGTTGGAGAAGACAAAAACGGTTATCCAATTAATGAACATGTTAATGGAGAACCAGTATTAGAAGATATAAAAATATATGAATTACCATATTTAAAAGATGAAGTGAATTCATTAGTAATGTGGTTAAAAGATAACTTAAAACAATAAACTATGGCACAAAGAAAACTTCCTATTTTTCAACCTAATTATATGACACTTACTAAGTGTGAAATATTAGTTGATCATGATCCAGACACTGGTCAACCAACACGTTTAACTTATAATAAAACAACACCTATTTATATTGATGTTAATGATATAGTTGCAGTTACTAGAAAGTTTGATCCGTATGATAATGTATATTTACCAGTATGTATGTTAATACTTAAAAATGCATTTCAAGTAGACCAGTCAAGTTTTGGATTACATGTAACAAATAGTTATTCTCAGCTTGTAGGAATATTAGCTAATAAAAACTGTGATGATTTATGTGATAGTGGTTGTAATTGTTTTGGAAGTTAAGAGGCTATGTTAGTAAAATTATTTGATATACAAAACAGTAAACTAGTGGTAACAGAACATTGTTATGCATTACCATTTTTAAAAAGCATTATGGATGAATATCCTGATACACACATGCAAGTGTATCAATATTTGTTTTATATGACTTGCCCTAATCCTGATATGAATCCTTTTTTTAATTTGCCTGAGCATGAAAAAGAAGATATTATTATAGAAGAAATAGGACTTGAAGAATCACCAGAAGATTCAAAGATTAGATATGGTATGGATATGTGTAAGAAGTTATATGAAACTCCAACATATAGAGCATATGTAGGTATTAAATCTATGTTAGATAGATTAGCTAAGTATATGGAAGTTACAGCTATAGAGCATGGAAGAGATGGTAATATGAACTCAATGATTAATGCAGCTGCTAAATTTGAGCAGATAAGACAATCATATAAGGGTGCTTTTACTGATATGAGGAATGAACAAGAAAGTTCTGTACGTGGAGGAGCAGGGCTTGCATATGATCAAATGTAAATAATTAAAACCAAATAAAATGAAGAAAAAAGTAGTAGTGCCAGTAGGAATGAAGTTATTAATAAAGGAAATTAAACCTGAAACTAAAACTGCATCAGGATTATATTTACCAGAAATGGCACAGAAAAAAACCTTTCAAGGTGAAGTAGTTGGTAAAGGAGATGAAGTTAAAGAAATACAAATAGGAGATGTGGTACATTATGCAGATCATGCAATGCCTACACCAATGACACACAATGGTGAGCAGCATTTATTATTACAGTTTGGAGATGTATATGCTATCATAAGAGATGAGTAGAATCATTCCTATATATGATGGAGAATGGGGTACTAGAGAGTTTAAAACAGACTTAGAATTTAGAGAGTATCTAGAGCTTATTTTTAAAGAGCCAGGAGAGTATGAATTTACTGAAATGTCTTTTAAATTTAATGAGCAAGCACGCATATTCAATAAAGAAGGTGTGTATTGTAGTGCTCCCTTTAGATCAAAAGACTTTACAGCATATTGGGAAGATCAAAAGAATAAGTGTAGGAGTGGTGTAATATTTAAAGATGGAGATACTGAATGGTATTTAACCAGAGATTACTACATGTGGCTCAACTTCTTACCTATATTTGATAAAGAAGAAAAGCACTACGGATTTGCTAAAGTAAGAGATGCACAATATCATATGGCACTCTATGAGATTATTGCTGAACTAAATAATCAACACGTAGCTATTTTAAAGAAAAGACAGATTGCTTCTTCATATTTTCATATGGGTAAGATTATCAATCAGTATTGGTTTGAAGAAGGATCAATATGTAAAGTAGGTGCTTCACTTAAAGATTACATTAATGATAAAGGTTCATGGAAGTTTTTAGAAGAGTATAAGACATTTTTAAATGAACATACTGCATGGTATAGACCTAGTAATCCAGAGAAAGTTCTTTTATGGCAACAACAGATTGAAGTTAAAGTAAATAACAGAAAAACTTCAAGAGGTTTAAAATCTAAAATTCAAGGTGCATCTTTTGAGAAGAATGCAACAACTGGAGTTGGTGGACCATGTACTTACTTTTTTCATGAGGAAGCAGGTATTGCTAAAAACATGATGCAGACTTATGAGTACTTACGTCCAGCAATGTCTTCCGGTATGATGACAACTGGGCAATTTATTGCTGCAGGATCTGTGGGTGATTTAGAACAATGTGGACCATTAAAGGATATGATTCTCAATCCTGGTGCAAATGATATATATGCTGTAGAAACTAATTTAATGGACGCTGATGGCACTATAGCAATGGCAGGTCTATTCATACCAGAGCAATGGTCAATGCCACCATACATTGATGATTATGGTAATTCTCAAATAGAAGAAGCTATACAAGCAATTAGAATAGAAAGAGAAAGATGGAAGAATGAATTAAGTGGTGAACAATTTCAATTAAGAATATCTCAGAAACCATTAAACATTGCTGAAGCATTTGCATATAGAAAAGAATCTGTTTTTCCACAAGGTGTAGTTAGTAAGCAATTAAAAAGGATTGAAGAAAAAGAATACTCATATGAGTTAATTAAACTTGATAGAGATGAGACAGGAATTATTGCATCAAGAACAAGTAAGTTACCTATTTCACAATTTCCAGTAAATAAAAAACAAACAGATAAGACGGGATCAATTGTAGTATGGGAAAGACCAGCTAAAAAAAGACCAGACTTTGGTGCTTACTATGCTTCTATTGACCCTGTATCAGAAGGTAAGACAACTACATCAGATTCATTATGTAGTATTTTTATATATAAGAATGCAATTGAGGTAACTAGACAATTAGCTAGTGGAGATGTAGAACAATTTATAGAAAAGGATAAGATTGTAGCAGCATGGTGTGGTAGGTTTGATGATATAAACAAAACACATGAAAGACTTGAGATGCTTATAGAATGGTATAATGCATGGACTATTGTAGAAAACAATATAAGTTTATTTATCCAACATATGATTGCTAGAAAGAAACAAAGATATTTAGTTCCAAAGCAACAGATATTATTTTTAAAAGATTTAGGATCTAACAAAACAGTATATCAGGAATACGGTTGGAAGAATACAGGGACTTTGTTTAAAAGTCATTTAATATCATATGCTATTGAATTTTTAAGAGAAGTTATTGATGAAGAAACGGATGCAGAAGGTAATGTAATGTCTCAAACTTTTGGTGTAGAAAGAATACCAGATCCTATGCTTTTAAAAGAAATGCAGGCTTATTATCCTGGACTTAACGTGGATAGATTAGTTGCATTTGGTGCATTAATTGCATTTGTCAAAATTCAACAGTCTAACAGAGGATATACTAAAAGACGTGAATCAGAGGATAATTCCTTGGTAAATTCAGAAAAAATAAGTAAATTAAAGTATAGTCCGTTTAAGAATCTTGGACGTAATAGAAGAGATAATAGTACTAGAATTAAAAGATCTGGCTTTAAAAATTATAGATAAATGAGAGTATTAAATGCAATGCAACTTAAGAATGGTGCCAAAGCTGAAAGCGGGCCTACATTTTCTAGTTTAACACAGCCAGTACAATTTTTACCATATAAGAAAAAAGATGATGATTGGGCAGCATGGAATTTAGATTGGCTAGAGCTACAAGGAATAGAATTCTTACGTATCAATTCAAGAAGATTATTAAAGAACTATAAACTTGCAAAAGGTATTATAGATAAATCAGATTACATTGTTGAACCTGACAATGAATATAAAGATTTAATGGATACTTTAACAAAAGAAAATGATTCTGCTTTAGAGTTAAAGTTTTATCCAATAGTTCCAAATGTAATAAATGTACTTACTGGGGAATTTGCTAAAAGATATTCTAAAGTACAATTTAGAGCAGTAGATGATGCATCTTATAATGAGATGTTAGAGCAGAAAAGAATGCAAATAGAAGAAGCACTGTTGTCAGATGCTGAAGCAAACTTAGTACGTAGAATGGTAGAGATGGGTATGGACCCTGCATCTGAAGAAGCTCAAAAACAATTATCACCAGAAGCAATAAAATCATTACCAGAAATAGAAGACTTTTTTAGTAAGTCATATAGAAGCATGGTAGAAGAGTGGGCATCCCACCAACTTGCAGTAGATGATGAAAGATTCAAAATGCAAGAACTTGAAGAAAGAGCCTTTAGAGATATGCTTATTGCAGACAGAGAGTTCTGGCATTTCCGTATGCTAGAAGATGACTATGATATAGAACTCTGGAATCCTGTATTAACATTTTATCAAAAGTCTCCAGATCAAAGATACATTGCTGATTCTAATTATGCTGGTAAAATAGACTTAATGACTGTATCAGATGCAATAGATAGATATGGTTATTTGATGGATGAAAAACAACTAAAGTCATTACAAAGAATTTATCCTGCTAGATCTGCACAATATCAAGTAAATGGTTATCAAAATGATGGTGCTTATTATGACCCGCAAAGATCACATGAGTGGAATACTAATTCACCAGGTTTAGCTTATAGACAATTTACTTCTAATTACTGGAATGATCCTGCTAATGGTGGAGATATACTTAGTGAGATACTTGATGAGAATGAAGATGTATCATCATGGGGTGAAGGAAACTTACTTAGAGTTGCTACAATTTATTGGAAGACTCAAAGAAAAGTTGGACACTTAACTAAGATTGAAGATGATGGTGAAGTTACACAAGAAATTATTGATGAAACATTTAAGATAACTAAAAAGGCTATTTATGATACATCAATATTTAAACAAAGAACTAAAGAAAATTTATTAGCAGGAGAACATATTGACTGGATATGGATTAATGAAGTATGGGGTGGTGTTAAGATAGGTCCTAATTTACCTGCTATGTGGAGATCTACTATGGGTGATAATATTAATCCAATTTATATAGGTATTAATAGAACTAAACCTGGCAGATTACCATTTCAATTTAAAGGAAACAATACACTTTATGGATGTAAACTTCCAGTAGAAGGAAGAGTATTTTCAGATAGAAACACTAGATCTACATCATTAGTTGATCTAATGAAAGCATATCAAGTTGGGTACAATATGGTTAATAACCAGATTGCAGACATTCTAATAGATGAATTAGGAACAGTAATCATGTTTGATCAGAATGCTTTACCACGTCACTCAATGGGAGAAGACTGGGGTAAAAATAATTATTCAAAAGCATGGGTAGCAATGAAAGATTTTCAAATGTTACCATTAGATACTTCAATTACTAATACTGAGAATGCCACCAACTTCAATCATTACCAGACTCTAAACATGGAGCAAACAAATAGATTGATGTCTAGAATACAACTAGCAAACTATTTTAAGCAACAATGTTTTGATGCTATAGGTATTAACCCACAGCGTTTAGGTGGTGCTGTATCAGCTCAAACAGCTACAGGTGTAGTTCAAGCTATGCAGCAATCTTATGCACAAACAGAAATGTATTTTGTACAGCATTCAGATCATTTAATGCCAAGAGTGCATCAAATGAGAACTGACTTAGCACAATACTATTACAGTAATAATCCAAGCCTAAGATTGCAATATATCTCTACAGAGGCTGAGAAGGTTAATTTTACTATAAATGGTACTGATCTATTACTTAGAGATTTTAATGTATTTGCAACTACTAAAACTAATCATAGAGCTATATTAGAAAACCTAAAACAAATGGCTCTTACAAATAATACAACAGGAGCAAGTATTTATGAATTAGGTAATATTGTTAAAGCTGACTCAATTGCTGAAGTATCAGATATACTTAAAGACTCTGAAGCTAGAATACAGAAGCAAAGAGAGCAGGATATGCAACAGCAACGTCAAATGCAAGAGCAACAAATAAAAGCTAAGCAACAAGAAGAACAACAAAAACTTCAAGTAGAAATGTCTGAAAATGAGAAAGACAGACAAAATGATATTACATTAGCAGAAATCAGATCAGCAGGATATGGTTCTATGGTAGATATAAATCAAAATCAAGTATCTGATTATCAGGATGCTATGAAAGAGATTAGAGAGACTACTCAATATAGAGAGCAAATGAATATGAAGCGTGAAGAAAACAGTTCTAAACAAGCTATGGAGAATAGCAGATTAGCTGTTGAAAGAGAAAAAATTGCTGCTGATAAACAGATTGCTGATACAAAACTACAAATTGCAAGAGAGAATAAAAACAAGTATGATTCTCCAAAAAAAGAAGATAAAAAATAAGCGTTAGCTATATACTGCATTTTATTTTCATTTTTAAGAAAATTTTTTAAGTTTAACATAGCAATTTATAATAAAAGAATTCTTATATTATGTATGTAAGAAGTTATTAATATTAAAACCAACAAATATTATGAGTGCAACGCAAACACAAACTGTGAATAGTAAAGTAGAACAAGTAGATATTAACTTAGATGAAATCTTTAATGCAGCTCCAAGTGGTGCTGACATGATTCAAGATACTAAGAGTAAACCAAAAAACATTTTTTCTGGTTTAAATGATAAAGCTGACATGTCTTTTGCTGATCCAGATATTTCTGATGCTGATGACTTAGATGCAAAAGTAGAAGAAAACAAAAAAGAAGAAACTGTTGAAGCAGAAGCTACTGAAGAAGTTAAGGCTGAAACTAAAACAGAAACTAAAGTAGAATCTGATGTAGAAGATATATTAGATTCTTTAGATGTAACAGAAGAAGAAGAAGAAAGCAAACCAAAAGAAAAAAGAGGTAGAAAAGCAATTAGTGGTATCTCAGATGTATTTGGTAAACTTATTAAAGATGATAAGATTGTACCATTTGATGATGATAAATCATTAGAAGAATATACTGCTAAAGACTGGGAAGAGTTAATTGAAGCTAATCTAGAAGAAAAAGCTAGACAAGTAAGAAGTGAAACTCCAAAACAATTTTTCCAGAGCTTACCACAAGAATTACAAATAGCTGCAAAATATGTAGCTGATGGTGGTAAAGATTTAAAAGGTTTATTTTCTACATTATCTCAAGTAGAACAACATAAAGAGTTAAACATTAAAAAAGCATCTGATCAAGAAAAGATCATTACTGAATATTTAAGTGCAACTGGTTATGGTACTGCTGAAGATATACAAGAAGAAATTGAAATTTGGAAAGACTTAGGTAAACTTGAAACACAAGCTTCTAAGTTTAAACCAAAATTAGATAAGATGCAAGAAAAGGTTGTTGCACAAAAACTCAAAGAACAAGAGTTAAAGAAAAAACAACAAGAGCAAGCATCACAACAATATATGAAAAATGTCTATGAGACATTGAAAGAAGGTAAATTAGGAGATATTAAAGTTGATAGAAAGACTCAAGCTATGTTATATAATGGTTTAGTACAACCTAACTATCCTTCAGTAAGTGGAACTAATACAAATCTATTAGGTCACTTATTAGAAAAGTATCAATTTGTGGAGCCTAATTATGCATTAATCTCTGAAGCACTATGGTTATTACAAGACCCAGTAGCTTACAAAGCAAAGATTATGGATAAGGGTGCACAAAAGAGTGTTGAGAAAACGGTTAGAAAATTGAAGAGTGAGCAAACAAATGCAGGTGGTGCATCATTGGGAGTTCAAGCAAGAGATGAAGAAGCTAAAAGAACTTCTAAAAGAAAGATTCAAAGACCTACCAACATATTTAAAAGAATTTAATTTAACATTAAATATATAAACTGAAATTAATTATTAACTAAAAACAATCAAAATTATGGCAACTCCAGTTTTAAATAATGGGATTTTCCTACGTGATACAAGCTATAAAGCAAGTTCACATGTTGATTCTTATCACCTTACCCAAATGCTTGGTAACCCTGAGCCTATGGATATGGGACCAATTGATTTATGGGCTATGACCCAAAAGGTAGAAATGCCTTTATATCAAATGGCTTCTTTTGGTGGAAAGAATACTATCATGGTGGATAACGCTAGAGGTGAGTACAAGTGGCAAACTCCTATTGCACAGGATCTTCCTTATATTGTAGCAGACATTGAACCAGCTAATGCTAGCAAAGGTGTAGATGGAACTCTATTTAAGATCAAGATCAACAAGAGAACTTTTGGACATGGTGACATTATTACTTATGATAAGTATAATGGATTAGAATTGTACATTACTGCGGATGATATTATCCCAGCTGGTGACGGTTTTGTTTACACTGTTCAATTAGTTAACAACAATAACACAGCTTTCTTGGATAACAAGTATTTAGCTAAAGGTACTAAATTCTTCAGAAAAGGTTCTGCAAGAGGTGAGTACGGAGAAAGATTCTCTGACATTGAAACAGGTTCTGGTTTCCGTGAATTCTACAACTTTGTAGGAGGAGCAGAAGCACACGTACACTATTCAATTTCTTCAAGAGCAGATTTAATGATCAAAGGTGGATTAAACGCTGATGGTACTGTACCTGTTACTGAAATCTGGAGAAACTTTAATACAGATCCAAATAATCCATCAGTACCAAGTATTGAAGGACTAGTAGCAAACATGGGTAAAGCGGGTGCTAGAGAAGCATTTGAGAATGGAACTCTAACAAGAACTTTCATTACAAATATGGAAGCAGCTCACTTATCTAA